CCTTTAGAGAACAGGCTTACTTTAGAATATCATGATAAACTCAATCCAGAGATATGGGAACATGGTAAGCTTAGACCTGAAATAAAAGAAAAACTATTAGAAGTCGCCGAAGCATTTTTAGAGTCTATAGAACTGACAGTAGATGTGGAAGATATAACATTTACCGGTTCTTTAGCTAACTATAACTACACCCCTTATAGTGATATTGATTTACACATTATTACCGATCTTGATCTATATAAACAAGATAAAGAACTTCTTAAAGATTATTTTAAAGCAAAAAGAACGGTATGGAATAGTGCCCACAGCATTAAAATAAAAGGCTATGATGTAGAAGCTTATATACAAGACAGGAACGAAAAACATTACGCTACTGGTGTATACTCTATAAAAGATGATAGTTGGTTGGTTGCACCAAGTAAGGTTAAACCAGCTAATGAAAAGGAGGTTATAGCTAAAGTAGAAGCAATGCGTAGTTCTATTGAACATGCTTTAAGCGACAAGTGTGATGTAGAGTGTGCAGAGAATATAAAAGATAAAATATTAAAAACAAGAGCTGCCGGACTTGAACGTGCTGGAGAGTTCTCTGTAGAAAACTTAGCATATAAAGAACTAAGACGTGCTGGTGATATAGAAAGACTTTTACAGGGAGTGATAAACAAAAAAGATAGTGAGTTGTCTTTAAAACAAGAAACTAAAGGTGGTAACTTTAAAACGTTTATGGGTGGGTTTAGTATGGCACCAGGCGGTAAAGGTAGTAGAGGTCCTAACCATGCACAAAAAGACGGTATGAGTCTTAACGGTGCAAGAAAAATAACTAACCCAAATACGAAAGGTTCGTTGAGTCCTATTGCTAAAGTACATAGAGAACCAGAGTCACCTTTTAAAGAAATAGAAAACTTAAAAAAGAAAACAAAAGGTAAGACATATATCATACCTCAAACCGCACAAGCTATTGCTTATTATTATGGATTGAGTATGGAAAAAGTGCACAAAGAACCACGCGGCATTAGTACTAGTGGTATTGTATTAGGTCTAGATCCTTTAGTAAATAGGTATTACGTCCACAAAAAATGAGCCTACCTTCAATAAACCCAACTGCAGTACCTCAGCAATCTATTCTTAATAAGAGTAGAAAAGATAAATTCTTGTTAACTCTGAATCTACCAGATTCATTAAAACAGCTTAATATATTAGACCCACAAGGTAGAAACTCAGAAAAGGTATCATTGGATTCTTTACAGTATTCGGTTTACGGTACTGTGGTACCACAAACTACTATTAACTCAGCTGATTTACCTTTTGCTGGTCAATCTTTAAGTGTTACATCAGGTAAACGTGAAAAGTACCAAGACATTACTATAAACTTTACAGTTGATAACGGATTCAATAACTGGTGGGTTTTATGGAAATGGTTGGATTATATAAACGGTGCTCAAACAAGCACACTAGATCCAGATAACTTAACACAACTCGGTTACGGAACAGCAGATGGTTTGACGAGGTATCAAGGCTTAACAAATCTACAACCATACCAAACTACCATCGTTGTTGAAGGTCTTGATGAATACAACAATAAGAAAATCCGTTGGACTTACTTCAAAGCATACATAACAAGTCTAACAGGCATAGCTTATAATTATAGAGATCCTGACCAGTTAGAGGCTTCGTTCTCGTTCTCATTCAGTCAGCTAACAGCAGAATTACTCTAAAACTTGCGAGGTTTTCTCGCGGAAAAGCCTAAATAATAGTAAATACTACTATGGCAACTTTACGTTCAATACAATCCCCTGGTGTACAGATTAATGAGATAGATCTAAGCCAAACAACAACAGCTCCAAACGGAACTAGCGTATTTATCGCAGGGTTTGCAGCTCAAGGACCAGCTAATGAGATTTTAACATTAACATCTGGTAACGATTTCCAAAATATTTTTGGTACACCAACTAATGCAGCTGAACGTTATTTCTATTATTCCGTACAACAACAGTTTACAGGTGGTACAAACGCACAAGTAAACGTCTATCGTTTACCTTATGGTGATGATATGGGTGAGGGTTACGTTTCTAACAAGTATAGTGCTTTAGTATTTCCAGTATTACCTCTTTCAGCAGGTGAATCAGTATCGACAGCAACTGGTGCAGGTGGTACATTAGCTCTTTCAGCAGCTTCAACATATTACTTCGGTGCCCCTTCTCTTATTACTTTAACTCAATCTGAATACACTCAGTTAAAGCAAAACACAGTACAATGGTCAGCACTTGGTGGGGGTTCATGCCCAACAATACATCAGTTCTCAGATTTAAACAGCAACGGTGTAGGTATGATTGTGCTTAACGAAGCTCAAACAACCATTAATGAAAAGTTTGAAGGTTTATACGTTAACTTAGCAGATAACACAGGTTTAAATCCTACATCTAATTTTAACGAAATCAACAACATCTATACTATTGTAAGCGATACAACATACTTTGACCCAACAGTAGGTACTGGTACCCATCAGTATCAAGTTATACCAAGTAGCCGTTTAGACTTCCAGTTATCTGCTACAAATACAGACCCTAATGTAAGTCTTTCTCATATTGTTGAAAATATTCCTTCATACGATATTGCTAACATTAACGGTACAAGCAACGAGTTTAACGATTTAGGTATCTTATCACTATTTAAGATCAAGACTTCACCTTTTGCTGCTAACCCATTACAGTTAACTTATAACTTAGTAGAAGGTTACGCAACATCGTTCTATTCTAACCGTACTGTACAAGATGTTAACGGTGGTGCTCCTAAGAACGACTTTATACAGACAGTTGTTAACAACGCTTCAAAGAACTTAACAGTTTACGTTAACCCAAATATTTCAAACCAACTTACTTGGTTAGACAATAACGGTAATGCACAAAAATCAGTAAGAGTTATTAATACAGATCTTTACTCAACTGAAGCTTCACTAGCTACAAAAGGGTGGCAGGTAGCTGATAAGTTATTCCCATTAGGTGTTTATGCTCCTACATTAGATACAACTAATAACAAAGTTATCGGTGATATTGGTGCAAAGTTAGACAATGCTTTAGAGCTAGCTGCAAATGCTGATACAGTAAACATTGACGTTGTAGTTGATGCAGGTCTTTCAACTATTGCAGGCGGTACTTGCCAACTTTCCGGCACATTTGACGATACATTATTTGATACAACTGTACAAGCTGCTTTAACTAACTTATCAAAGTCAGATGGTACTTATAATGCTTCAGCAAATCCTTATACAATAGCTTGGAGCAACATTACAAGCAAGTTCGTTAACTTCACAACAAATACTCGTAAAGATTGTATCTTTATTTCTGACCCATTACGTCAAGTATTTGTACAAGGTATTAACTATAAAATATTAAGCGACAAGTCTAAGAACTTCTCACAAAACGTTTACTGGCCTTTACGTAATCTTTATTCTGGTACAAACTCAAGTTATGCTGCAACTTATGGTAACTGGGTCTTAATACAAGATTCATTTACTAACAAGCCAACATGGTTACCATTCTCTGGTTTTGCTTCTGCGTTATACACAACTAACGATTCAGTTGCTTATCCATGGGCTGCACCAGCTGGTTTAAGTCGTGGTGTTATTAACGGTATTGTTGACATTGCTGTTAACCCAAATCAAAAACAACGCGATTTACTTTATAAGATCTCGGTTAACCCAGTAGTAAACTTCCCTGGTTCTGGCTTCTCAATACAAGGTCAAAAGACATTATTAGCTACACCAAGTGCATTTGATCGTATTAATGTTCGTCGTTTATTCCTCTTCTTAGAGAAATCAGTTCTTAATACAAGCAGAAGCTTTGTATTTGAACCAAACACAACATTTACACAGAATCGCTTAGTAAACACAATCGACCCCGTATTTAAGTTAGCTAAGAATACTCAAGGCATTTACGACTACTTAATCGTATGTAACTCTACTAACAACACACCTAGTGTTGTTGATGACAACTCACTTGTAGTAGATATCTACATTAAACCAGTTCGTACTGCAGAGTTTATCTTAGTAAACTTCTATGCTACTAAGACATCTCAGAACTTCCAAGAGTTATTACAATAACCTTAACATAAATATTTAATATGTCACAAACAATACAAGACTTCTATAGAGTAGCACAGCAAAGAGACTTTGCACGTGACTACATGTTACGGGTAGTTTCTATCGGTAATAACACGTTCAACGAAGACGATTTCGTTTACATTACTACTGCTACACTACCTTCTAGAGACATTCAAAACCAAACAGCTACTTATATGGGTCTAGATTTTAACTTCCCAGGCACTGTAAAGTACCCAGGAAGCAATGGATGGAATATTGAGTTCCGTGCTGATAAAGCTAACGTTCTTCGTAACAAACTTGAAGATTGGCAAAGAGGTCAAGTATTCAATGATGCTACAAGCACAGGTGACTTATCAGTAAGAGGTCCTGAATCTCTTATCCAACTACATCAAGTAGACGATAAACTCAATGTTCTTAACATTTTTAACCTATACGGAGCATATGTACAAAAGCTCGGTGAACTAAAGTATGATACTGCTGGTACTGGTAAACCTTTAACGTTTACTGCTACATTAGCATATCACTACTGGACAAGAGGTTAATCAGTAGTTATTTGTTATTAACCCGACTGCAAAGTCGGGTTTTTTATTGTTCTAAGCTTAAGTATTAGTATGGCATTACAGGATTTTAATACTGCAGTTCAAGATTTTGGATTCGGCAAAAAATATAGCTTCCAAGTGACTGATCTTCAAGGTCCGCCAAGCTTGGTAAGTTTTAATGCTAAACAATGGCTGTATGTAGAATCTCTTACTATACCCTCAAGAAAGACAAATACAACAAAAGTACCGTACAAAGCTTTTGATTTTGTGGTTCCAACCAATACTTCTTTTCCGGAGAATGAAAGCTGGAAAGTAAACTTTTTTTCAGATGAAAAATTAAAAATTAGAAGGCTCTTTGACACTTGGAGTGAAGCAACATACAAGTTTACAAATAATTATGGTGGTGGTAACTTAGGTTTTGGTAACTGTAACCTAGAAATAACAATAAACGATGATAAAGGTTCTACAAAAAAAGCTTTTACTCTGTACGGAGTGTATCCAGTTTTAATAGGTAGTATGGAATATAATGTATCTGATGCAGGTACAACTGTAGCTAAGGTTCCGGTTACTTTAGCATTCCAATATTTTGATAGTAAGTATTAATATGTCGGATTACACTTCCCAAGATTTAAATGCTTTTTACCGCGCAATACAACTGTACGGGTTCTCACGCGATTTTCAAGCTAGGGTAGATAGTATTTCGATTAACAATAAATTTTTTGTAGTTCCAGGTGTTGGTACAGACACACAAGCACCTCTTTTGTATATAAAAGATTTTACTATACCGGGCGTTAAAAAAGCAGTCGCTTCTGTAAAATATCAAGGGGTAGACTTTCATGCCCCTGGTACAAGAGATTTCGGTGATAGTAAGAACTGGGCAGTTACTTTCTATACAGATCAAAACTTAATATTTAAAACTTGGCTACAAAACAGACTTATTGAATCAGCTTCTAATACTTCTAATTCATCAAATCATATACCTAACGATAATGATTACGCACAAATTTCAGTTTATAATGATAGTCTTCAAAAAGTAGCTAGTTATAAAATAAACGGTTTATTTGTTATAGATGTACCTAGTCAAACATATGATGTGTCTGGTGGTGGTAAGATACAAGAACTAAAAGTGGTGTTCGGCTATCAAAACTGGACTACATTACCAGTACAAGCAAACTTGGTGAAAACATCTGCTGATCAAGCTATAACAGCTAATTCATTATTAGGTATTTAAAATGAATCGTATAACAGATATAAATACGTTTCTGACACAAGTACTGTCAAACCCTAACTTTCATATACCTGTTGAAGCGAATTTTATTGTAGGGTTTAGTGACTTACAAGAAAGAATAATTCCGAACTTATCAACTGCAAAAGTACCAGATCAAACCAGCGGGGTGGCTAATTTGTGGTCTAAGATACCAGATAATGATATCTTTTTTGCAAACGGAGTATCTTTACCAGGAGAAACAATAAAAGCTGGTAGAGCAGGATTCTCGGCTAGCGGTGAAACCCTGTATGGTGGTCTTTTATCAAGCCCTGTACTGAACGGTCGTACTGATTTAGTACCTTTAGAAATAGACTTTCTAGAAACGAACCAATCTTTTGTTGATAACGTTATAAGACCATGGATTATTAATGCATCTCATTTTGGTTTGTTTGCAAGGGATAGCAGTCAGTCTGCACAAAATCAAAATTTTAAAACAAATATTACTATTAATTTTTTAGATAAACAAGGTAGTGATTCTGACTTTGTAAGTCGTAAAAGAATTTATTACGAAAACGCCGTACCGATAAGTGTTGCAGCTGCAAACTTTAACTACGGTGGTTCTAAAGCAGGTGTTCGTAGTATAAAAACCACGTGGTTATATTCTACATACTCGATAAGTTAATAGGCAATGCCTTTTAAGTTAAATGCTTATCTCCCTAGTAAACAACTAGAAGTACAGATAAAAGAGCTCTGTTATAAACAATATAGAGAGCTTGTTAAAAGCTTATACAACACTGATAAGAAAGAAACCTTACAACAATACAACTCTATACTAGAGGATCTTTGTCCGGATATAGTTGGTAAAGATATAACGTTTGAAGATAAGCTTTATTTGCTGTTGACTGTACGCAACTACTGTGTTAGTCCGGATTTAAAGTTAAAATGTACATTACCGGATAAAACTACCTTTAACTATACAATACCAGTTGATACTATCATTACCAAGGTTAAAAATATTAATAAATCCGGTAAGGTAACTGTAGATGACATTGCTGTAGAGTATTCTAGTTATAAAGTGAGAGATGAACATGTTTTTCTTAGTAATAACAAAGATATACTTGTAGTATTAGCGTCTTATATAGATAACATAAAGACAGATACCCTAAATGTAGATTTTAAGGATTTTCCGTTAAACGAAAGAACAATGATTATAAACTCATTACCTCAATCCGTTGTAAACGAGCTTATAAAAAGTATAGTTGCTAAAGAAGAAGAACTTAACTTAATAGACCTAATATTAGTAAAGGATCCTACAAATGATAAAACGTTGTTGAGACTTTCATGTAGTGTTACTTTTGAAGTATTACAAAAGATGATCGAGTTCTTGTTTACAGAGAACTTAAACAACATTTATAGAACTTTATACAATGCTGTTAAACATTTAGATTTTACCCCAGAATACGTAGATAGTATTACTCCTGTTGAAATACAGGTTTATTGGATGTACTTTATGCAGGATAAAGCTGAAGCTGCTAAAAATAATACTCAAAACCCTTCACCTGGATTTAATCCACCGACTAGCACACCTAACTCAGAGCTAGGATTCTAAGAATACCGGGTAAGTATTTTTATGCCTAATGTAAATGATTTCCTAGCAAGTCTTAATACCCTTGCTGAAAAAAACTCTATCGATGTTTATTTGCCTACACTACAAAGAAGTGTAAAGTTTAAACCTGTTACAGCTAAACAACATAAAAGCCTGTACACCTGTGTTAGAGATAATGTAATATATAATACAAAGTTTTTTATATTAACACATGATATTATTAAAGATAACTGTCTAGAACCAGATGTTATAAAGCAGCTTACCATTATTGACAGAGTTTTTGTATTGCTTGCACTAAGAAAAGATATTCTAGGTACAACTATAAAACAGAAAAATGCTGACTTTAGTAACTGTATACAAGCAGCTACTAGTGTAACATTACCGGTTAATGAAACATTTGTTAATAGTGGAGTAAAAATAGAAGTACAAGTACCTACCCTTGAAGATGCTTATAACATGGAAAAAGAGTTAAGAGGTAATTTAGAGCCTAAAACTCTAACTGTTGATATGCTCACTCAAGAAGTTATTTTAAACAGTCTATGCAAATATATTAAAAACATCTGGATAGTAGGAGAAAGCGAGGACACAGATTTAAACTTTAGCTCTTTTTCGTATAAAGATCGTATAACTTTAATAGAGCAGTTACCAGCTACTGTTCTTACTTCTATGCAAAGTTTTGCAGGTAAAGTAACAAGCATACAAGATAATGCTACTAAAGCACTAGCTAACGACAATACAGAGGTACAGTTCTTTATTAACGCGGATTTCTTTTTATCCGAGTGACATAAGGACAGTTTAATACCTAAGTATTTTTATGTCCGAAGAGACTGATCAACAGGTATTAGAGTCTAATGCTTCTTTAACTGAAGCAATAGGTAAGCTTGCGGATGCTTTAACTAAAAGTAGCAAGTTAGGTGCACAAAGTAAATCCCTGGTTGATTTAATAGGAGAGTTAAACGAAAAAGTAGATAAGATCGGTAAGCAGGTTGCTACTGGTGTTAAGGAAGGTATATCTGGTGTTTCTGGTGCATCTTCTTTTGTTACTACAGATAAAGAAGGTAGATTAGAAGAAATATACGAAAAGGATCAAGTCATAAGAGAGGCTTTAAGAATATTATCGGAAAAGGAAAGAAACTTTGAAAAAAGCGGAGAAAAAGAAAAACTCCAAGATGTAGAAACTGCAACTAAATCTAGGTTAAGTCAAGTAGAGGGGTTTTTTAGTAGATATATACCAAGCTCTATACAAGGTATATTAAGCTTTTTAGGCGGTAAAGAAATATTAGAATCTGTAAACAAATCTGTAATAAACAGTATAACAGGCATGTTTGCAGGGAAAGAAAAAGAGAAAGCTGATGACCTGAAAAGAGCAAGAGAGCAAATTTATAAAGATAGAGATGAACAAGAGAATAAGAGACGGGAAAGCGACGAGACTAATGAAAACAGAAAAAAAGCTTACGAAACTTATTGGTCAGGAGATATAATACCGGAAAGCAATTTAAATAATACAGGAGAATCGGTTAAGACTGATATGTCTATAGTACCAGTTAATAGGGAAGATAGTCTAGGAGGTAAAAACAAAAAATCAGTAAACAATGTTGAAAACGAAGGCTCGTCTGAAGCAGTAACAAAAGATAACGCTATTCTTAGCGAAGAAGCATCAGAGATAAAAGTTTCAATAGTAGATATTAAGCCAGAAGTATTAAACAGCTTGGCAGCGGCAATAAAAGATGCATTAACAGAAAAGCGTTCATTAACAAGTGAAAATGATACTTCTACAGCAGGTAAGGTACCCTCATCCTCAGTTGAGACGGTAAGCACATCTGTACCTGAAGCACCAAGGCCAGGAGAACTTGAAGTATTACCTGAAGAGGAACCGGCAACTCCAGTCTCTTTTATAAACACTTTAAGAAATGTTACTTCATCAGGTAAAGACTCAGGTAAAGAACAACAAGAAGGAAATCAATCGCCAAACTCTAGTTTAAATACTAACATTTTAACTGGGATTGAGCAAGGAGCAGGTAAAGCTGCTACGCAAATGTTATTACCTTTGCTTGTTTCAGCAGCTACAAATCTTTTATTGGGCGGACCTGAAAACCCAGTTGCAGATGTTGCTAGTGCTTGGACATACGAAGAAATGTCAACGCTGGGAGGTGCTGCAAAAGGTGGGGATATAAAAAAAGACGTACCTATTGTGGTAGGAGAAGAAGGACCGGAAGTATTTGTTCCAAGTAATAATGGTACTGTAATACCTAATGATAAAATAAAAGATACTGATAGTGTTGCAGCCACCCCTGCAATAGAAAAACTTACTTCTCTGTTTTCTTCTACTAGTACTGATAAGCAAACCACAGTAACAGCTTTACCTTCAGAAGAGCTTAAAACTATTTCAAACGTAACTAATATAAATAATGATTCTAATATGTTATTAAGTGAAGTTAATAAAACTTTGCTTGATATAAGCAGTAAGTTAGAAAATAACTTAAAAAACCCTGTTAATCAACCTGCTACAGCAAATACAGCTGGTGTTATGAGTAGTAGCAGTACTAATAATAATAGTAGTATTAATATAACAACAAATAGTAGCCCTATAACCAATTCGCGTATAATAACGGATACTATGTTATATAGAAGGAGAGCTCTAGCTTAAGTAATATTATGGCCGACTTATTTCCTCAAGATTCAGTTGCTGGGTATAGTCCAGATGTTGATACAAAAACTCAACAACTTGATGCGGCTAATAGCATAACTGCAGATATGCAAAGCACCGGGGGAGTATCTGTAGCGGGGACAGGAGCAAAATCTTTGTTAAATGTTGGTAAGTGGGATGTACATGGTTCTTGGAACTGGGCATTAAATTTAGGTTCCACTACTGATGATGTAAGGCAGTATGTACCGAGAATAAAAATGATAGAATATAATCTAACATCTAGTTCTCAATTAAATGCTTTTAAACTATTTTTATCCCAAACCCAATCTCAATTAGATCTCGCAGGTGTTGATCAAAACATTGAAAGTAATATAGCTACGCTATTTGCTAACAGCGCAATAAACAACCTAAATCAATATGTAGGAGAAAATAATGGAACCGCGCAACCAGGCGGCTTTAGTGAAACCGACCCTTATTATGGTTTATATCAAGGTAAAGTTACAGGCAATGAGTACGTTTTACCTTATTTGAGTTCACAAAATATGACTTCAGTCTTAGGATCCTGGGCTAAAGTTGACGATAAAAATCTTGTGACTGCTTTAGCTAAAGCGGCTATATTTAAGAGTGGTGGATTTACAGGTAAAATCGCAACTGATATACTTGGTCAAATACAAAGTGCAGGATTAACTTATGAACAGTTTGCTGCCCCAGCCGAGACGTTAGCTAGTTTAAATGCACCGGGCATTTCAAAAGAAACTATAAAAATGTTTACACCAAACGAAAACGGAGACACAATAACTACTACGTTTTATTTGTTTAACACTGAAAAAGTTTCTGATATATTAGATAACTGGAACTTTTTATTTGCATTGACTTATCAAAACTTGCCTAATAGAAAATCTTTAAGCAGGATGGATCCACCTTGTATTTATGATGTAACAGTACCAGGGTTTAAAAGATTCCCAGTAGCAGTTGTTTCTGGATTAAAAGTAGACAATCTAGGTACTACAAGACTAGTAGATATAACTACCGGTGAAATGATGTCGGTAAATAAAGCGGAATCTAGTAAAAATGTAAAAATAATACCGGAAGCTTACAAGGTTACTATAACCATACAAAGTTTATTAATAAATTCTCGTAATTTATTTTATTATAACTATGATCAGACTGATTCAGGAGCAAAAATAAATGTAATAACTTCTCCTGATCAAAACAATCAATCAAAACAAGCATTAACAAAAAATCTAGAAGATGCAACTAATGCTGCTGCAGCTGCTGCAAAAGCTGCGGAAGAAACTCAAAGTAATTACAATAATACAGTAATAAACGGTACTGCAGGAGAAGCTACTGCAGCTAACAATGCTAATGTAGCGGCACAAAATGCAGCAGCTGCAGCGGTAGCAAATTTACGATCAGCTCTCAAATCCTCAGGACTAGGACCATAATATGGACGGACAAAAACAAAATAATGTATCTACATTACCTACATTAAGTTTAATAAACTTAGAAAACTTATTTAATGTGTATAGTGAAACTGTTTATGATCCTAACATACAGAACTACTTTTATAACTTAATAGGTACTGTTAATATACCAGAAAACTTAAACGCTGCTACTTACACGGTATATACAGTAACAACAGATAATATGCCCTGGACGTTAATAGCTCAAAAAGTTTACAATGCACCTGGTTTATGGTGGTTAATATGTTGTATTAATAATATACAAAACCCTATACAGTTTCCTAAAGCTGGCACCAAGCTGAAAATTTTAACTCCAGATTACGTGTCTAGTGTGCTACAAAAAATAAATCAACCTAGCTAATGGCAAACTTTGATTCCATATTTAATGGTCGACCACCTGCTGAATCTAATACCAAGCTTTATAATAATCAAAAATATCAGTTAGATATTATTTTTGATAACTCGCAAGGTAATCAGTTTCAACTGGACTTAGCTAGTATGGTTACTTTGGATATAGAAGAAGATACTCGTTGTTGGTACAAGAAAGCAAGTCTAGTTATACGTAACCCGCAAAATATATTTGAACAGAAGGTATTTTCGAATGCTAACCTTAATCAATATTATAAGTTTAGAAACGATGGTAGAGACATAGTATATATAAGGTTCCGTATAATAGAAGACAGTGCAATACTATCTACTAATGCAAAAATAGATTATAATACTTGGGGCATGCAGTATAAGTTTGTAGTATATGATAGAGAAGATATACCAGGAGAAACACCTTTAACTAAACAACTTAAACTATATTTGTGGGAGTTTGATTATCAAATACTACAAGAAACAAACTTGCTTTGGTCAACTAACGAGTTGTTACCTTCAGATATTAACCCGGCTTATGCTACCGACGATCAAAAGAAAGTACCTGCTGGTAATGCTATTAAAAGCGCTATTACAAAAGGACTACAAAAATACGGTGTACAAACATTTACAAGTGAATGGGATGTAGGTTCTAGTAAAATATTTTATACCGCTCCTGCTAACTATACCGGGGCTGATACGATTGAGTATTTGTTAAAAAAGCATGTAAGCTCTCAAGTAGGTACTGATGGTGGAGCTGATCCATGTATATTGTCTCGTACCCGTTACGACAATGATTGGAAACTGATATCATATACTAACTTTTTTTCTAAAGCAATCGAGATGAAAGGGCCTATAGCTACAGCAGGTCCATTACAAAGAGAAATAATAACTTTATCACTGCCTGGTGGAGACGATAGTGCAACATACTTGTACAACTTACAAATATCTCCTTCCAACTCAAAAAGTTATTTTGCTAACTTTAAAGATCCTATTACTAGCAACATACGTAACATACACTTTACAGATATGTCTCCTTTAGATAGCGCTAGAGACATGATTCACACTCCTTGCTATAGTAATGATTTAAAAAATAAAATATTTGAACTAGATTTTAGCAATAATGATATACAAAATGTAAAAAAGTTTGTCAATACTAACTACGCTAATAAGCTTAAGATAAACTCTAACCCTGATACATTAATAACTTTAAACAAAACTAAAACAGATGCTTTAGCATTAAGAAACATCTATTCTTACAGTACAGATAAGCTTAGTAGGTTTGCAGAAGGTAGAAACTTTTTATTAACTTCTGCATTATATTATAATACTTCATTGAGCTTTACAGCATTTGGTTCTCCAATACGAGAAGCGGGTACGTTTATAAGTATTGAAACAGATGTAGGTAGTGTAAGAGATGAGTTCTTTAACAAGCTGTTTGGACAATGGATGGTATACAATGTAGTACATAGTTTCTCTGAAGGAGATTACACAAACAACGTTACTGCATTAAGAGTACATGCAAATGATAACATTGATATAAAGAGTAATATAACTTAAGTAATAATATGGCTCTAAGTGCACAACAAGTAATAAAAACGTATGACTATTATAATACGCTTACTGTTGTGCCTGGATATTCTGCAGTAGGGTATCCAAATGAGAACAATATAGCTAAAGCTTATTATAGTACCAAGTTTTCTTCTAATCCGATTGGTTCTCAAATAGACTTTTTTACACACTTAAATGATCCGTGTATTGATATAGTAGCACCACAACCAGTGTTCACTATAACTAAACCTTTATCTGCTTTGAACCCTCAATGGATAGATGGTTGGTGGGATCAGGCAATGTTTTATTCCCACCCAGAAGTGGTAGCACAGTTAAGTGCTAACTATCCTGACATATATCAAAACTTTTCAGACTCGGTAGGTACTTTAGCGTATGGTACGAACAATACAGACTATACTAATCCTAACTTTGGTAGAGATCCTATTGCATTACCTATACAGAACAAGGTTATATCAAATGTGTTTAAAGAGTTAGACTCTCTTAATAACGATTTGTTAAAACTGTATCAAAACGTTACACCTAAAGGCTTTGGTTTAGGTTCAAATAACTTTTTACGTCAAGCTTTAGCTTATCAAGGTGCTTCATTTAGTTTACAAGCTGGTATTAAGACAAAGTACGGAGTACTAAAAGTAAAGATACCTTTTGCTACTAACCTTACCGGTAACTTAGAAAACAACTCGAACTGGAATGTTGATCAGATTACTGAAAACATTAATCATACAGTTGATAAGATTAACAACGCTATTAAAACACCAGGTAGAATGTTATCTGAAGCTATCTTTAATGTAAAGCAATATATTAAAGATAAGATTAAACAGTTACCTTCAATAGGTAAGTTGCTTGGCTTAAATGTAGGTAACCCAACTGCAGTAACTAAGGTGTTACAACAGTTACAGAGCTATGCAAGTGCAGCAAAGAGTGTACTGAATACTGCTGAAGGAGTGCTAGCAGCTACTAAGACAGTTGTAGCTACTGTACAACAGGGTATAGGTAGTATTGCTGGTACTTTAAATACGGAAACCAATCTTCTTAAAAATACTGTTAACACTGTACAACGTTTACCAGCTACCGTGCAAGGCTTTAACAGTGTAGTAAGTGTTGGTGGTACAACAGTAGGATTAAACTATCAAACTAATAATGCCGTAACGAACTTAAATAGTAATAAAGTTACTATTATACCAGGTACTGTTAAGAGTGATGGTAATCCTTCAGTGATAAGTATTAATACAGTGCAAAACCCTCCTAACACATGACAGAACAATTTAATAGCATATACGTAGGCATAGTTGTACAGAACGATGACCCTGATTACCGTGGTAGAGTGAAAGTATGGGTACCTCACATATCTACTATTGTTTATAACAAGTGGAATCAGTTAAAACAAGATCAAACGTTTTCTTTTCCAGGTACACCTAATGGAGAAAACTTAAGTCAAATATTACCAGATTTAAAAGCTCAGTTACCATGGGCAGAACAGTGTAGCCCGATAATGGGTGCTTCTACCCCTGGTTATTATAATGCTTATGCAGATGTTAACTCTGTATCAGATGCTCCTTTAGTATATGGGTTACCTAATAGTAACTATGCTAACTCTTCTTCAGCAACTAGCATTGACCCAGAGAACAAAGGTGGTAAACCTGGTTCGTATTTTGAATCTCATCCGGTGAGTGATGCATTTGGTAATACAGCTAAGATAAACAGTCAAAACTTTAATCAGTATTCAGATCTCTATAAACCCTCTACATACTCTAATGCTGCTAAGGGTATATTTTCTGTTCCTAATGTAGGTGCACATGTGTGGGTGTTTTTTAGAGATGGTAGTCCATTAGTACCTGTTTACTTTGCTGCTGCTTTTGGACAAAACGATTTTAGCAGTATCTATCAAGCAGGTAGTGCTTATCCTGATTACCCAGATTCATTTGAAAATAAGGATAAAAACGCTTCTCAAGGTGCTACAAACGATCATTTAACTTATCGTAATAAGATGGTTATTAACCAGCGTGCAGCTGCTATTGAGTTTATTAATACTACTGATAGAGAAGCATATAAGGTGACCCATTTCGGTGGTGGTTATCATGAAATGAATAACTACTTTACTGCTCTGTTTAATCCTAAGAACTTTCAGTTACTAACCCTAGCTGATAAGTTTGAGACTGTAAAAGGTCATAATAACTTATATGTAGGACGTACTAGTGATAATATCATTAACGGAGATCACTTCTTAAAGGTTGGTAACTTCAGTACAAAAGCAACATCAATATGGAGTGACATATATAGTACTTTAACAGGTATAACCGATCCAGCAAAGTTAGCTGCGCAGTTAGCTAGTGTGGTGAATCCTTTATCTGAACAAGAAAAAGAAATGGGGTTTGGTGGTAATAGCTTTGAGTTTATCACAAAACATAAAGTAGTAACAGTGGGTATAAAGCGTAACACTGCTAAAGCTTATGTATCAGATATAGCTGGTATATTGACTGATGGTTTAAACGGAATACAAAGCATATCCCCAGATTTGCCTACAGGTACGTTTAAAACTAGACCTTATAACTTTCCAGCGTTTGCAGAACTATATGTACCGGATATGCCTGGTGGTAACTATACCATACATGCAATGAACAAGTTTAGTGTTGATGCTGGTTCTGGTGGTATGCAGTTACGTACATTAGGTAACTTGAAGATAGCTAGCGGCACCACTGAAGTAAGAGGCGATCTTATTACGCTAGGCTCTCAAGATGGTCAAATCGCTATTAATGGTAGTCTTGTTACCATTGATGCAGATACTTTAAACTTAAGAAATAAAATCGGTGGACAGGTGGTAGTAGATAGCACTTTAGGTGTATCAAAGAACGTTATTATCGGGGGTGGTGCTTACGTAGAAGGTGAAATGTTTGTAAATCACGTAACCGCTCCTATAGAATACCAAGTAACAGAAAGTACTCAAATAGTCGCCAAAGGACCAGCTGCCCCGGGCGGTGTAAGTCCTGCTGGTGCACCAGGTAGTGGTTGGTCTATTTCTAGATCTAATATGCAAGGTAGTATAACTGTTATCATACCACCTCTAACAGTAAGCGGTAGTCTTACTAAAGAAACAGCAGTAACATTGCAGATTAATGCAGGTACGGTAGATTTAAATACAGCTGGTGCAGGTGTATTAACTATTGCACAACCACACACTCACGTATTCAAGAACTTACCACTCACTTTACTTGCACAACCACCAGTTGGACCAAGTCCATTTAACGCTTATGCTGCTTCTAAGATTGGTGTTAGCGATAATAAAGCTATCGGTCATGAAGGCCGTAGCGACGGTAGAAGCTCTACTGTTGGTATACCACCACCAACAAAGTTCTTACTTAAAGATGCACCTACAATAGCTGGCCCTAATGGTCCTGGTTCAACTCTAGTAGGACCAGCTATAGTGCCTACTCCTTAAGATCTTGGTAACACATTATTAGTTGTAATAATCTGTACAGGTTCTTTAGTCTTAATCTTTAGATTGTTTGTCTTAAAGAACTTGTTTGGTACATTAGCAATAGCTTGACCAATAGATGATACTGGATACTTTTGGCCTTTCTTAGAGGCATTAAAGTTATAAGCACCATTCTTAATAGAATCTATAACAGTAGCTACATCATCATCTTCTGGAATCTGTAATACCCAACCTACTAGATCCTTTGTAATAATCTTATTAGTGTCGGATACAAGCATAACGTATTGTTGCTTTGGTTTTGGTTCGCTTTCCTCATCATTACCGGTTTCTTCAGAAGCATCAACCGCTTCTTCTTCCGTTTTAGCAGCTTCATCAACAGCTACTGTAGCATTGCTTAAGAGATCAAGGATTTCATCAATCTTTTCTTGATCTTCAACAGTCTTTTGCAATGCAGCGATAACAGCTTGTAGTTTAACGTATTCTTCTTTTGACATAGTATGTATTAGTTATGTTACTATAGTATAGTTTATTCTTAGGAAATCAAGCTAATGGTATAGATATTTTTAAACATTTTATAATTAAAATAATATATGGAAGCTGATAAAGTATTAAAGGATAACAACTCATTTTGTCTTGTTCCTTGGATACATTCCTACATTTCTCCACAAGGTAAGAGATGCTTATGTGCTGTTTCAAATGATAACTTTGGAAAAAACTTGTCATTAGAAGAGTTTTGGAATAGCGAGCAAATGAAAGAAATAAGACGTAAAATGATGCGAGGAGAGTCGTTATCAGAATGTGAGCGTTGCCACGGAAAGACTGTTAACGTTTATACATATAAAACATACTTCAATACAGAGTTTGCTCATAGAACAGAAGATATTTTAAAGAACACATCAGAAGATGGCACATACAATCAGTTACCTCAAACATTAGATTATAGAACTAATGTTTGTAACTTTAAATGTAAAATGTGTACAGAAGAGTATTCTACACAAATACAAAATGAAAAGACTCGTAACAATATACCACTACAGTATGGTATGTTAAACAAAGAAGAAAGAGAAAGAAGTGTAGAGATAATAGATAGCGAGTTTAATAATGAAGATATACTCAAGAACTTATTAGAGTTGTATTGGGCTGGTGGGGAGCCAATGTTTTGGAAAACTCATTGGGACGTATTAAAGAACTTAATAGATAAAAATTACGCAAAAAACGTAATATTAAGATATCATAGCAACTTATCTACAATAAAGTATAAAGACTTAGAACTAACTGAATGTTTTAAGCATTTTAAAAAAATTAAGTTTTTCTGTAGTTTAGATGGTACCGGAGAAATAGGGGAATGGATAAGATCGAATCTTGATTACTTTAAATGGAGGTTAAACTTTGCTAAGTTAGTAGAATACAGAAACAGTAATGATAACTTAGAGCTAATACTTTCTATTACAGTTAATACACCTACCTTATTTGATTTCGATAATCTGTACAGCTTATGTAAAGAGTTTGCTGTTATACCAGATTTTCAAACATGCCATGCAGACAATGCTACTAACTTGTTATGCCCAAGAACTATACCCAAGAAAATAGTACAAGATATATGTGATGCATTTCTACAAAAATATGCTAATGAAAACAACCTTGTAATGGATAAGTTTAAAAGCTACATTAACTTTCTATACAGTCAAGAGTTTTTTGAAGTAGATGCAGATGGAGAATATAGAAAACAATTAAAAAGAGCCA